TGTTGTCTGCATCGTCCCATTCAACGCATTATACTGCGACACCATCATATCAAGGCGCGCCGTGGTCTGCGTGAGTTCATCCGACAGATCCAGTGCGTTTTTTACCGTAGAAATGCCAACATACGCTCCGACAAGCGTTTTTACCTTATTCAAGAGAACATCCGTATGCTGTGATCCAGCCTGTATCTTCTGGTTGTATTCCTCCTGTTTCCGGCGCGCGCTCTCCGTGGCACTTGTGATGTCCTGTAAACCCACCATGCCATCGGCAAGCAGCTGCCTCGCTTCTTCCATCGACGACGTATCAATCGCGGTGCTTGATGCATATTCCAGCGCTTCAAAATTGCTTATCACCATATTCACCGCCGTACAGATATTGTAGAGCGGCGCAGACATACGGTCCGACAACTCTATCGCAGTCTGAATACTTGACATCCTCTTACCTCCTACTTCTGGATTTCTTTTGCCTTGCGCTTCTCTTCCTCGACCCGAAGATCTATGGACGCAATCACAAAAGCTTTCTCATTCCGATCCAATTCAGAAAAGAATGACGGCAGCCAGTGAAACTTCTGCAAGCAATAATGCGCATATGCCGCTTCACCGTCACCGCCATTGATTAGTTTTTTGCCTCGTCAACCTTCTCCTGCAGCGTCTCATCGATGCCGCTGTATTCCTGCACGAATGTGGCAAGCTCACCGAACTCTTCCGGGTTGTCGACCATTTCCACAATCAATGCCTCTGCACTCATAACGCCATAGGAATCCTGCAGTTCTGCATTGTGCAGATCCGGCTCCACAACCGCGGCGCAAATCATTTTTCTCAGAAGCTCATCCGTATTAACCTTCTGCCGATACAGTCCAGGCTTGCCGGTTACCGGCACCTCAATCGTACATTCATCCCGGATTGCCGCAGATTCTTTTGTGGACAGAGGTCTGATCGTCCAGAGTAACGGATCACCGTTCTCATCACACAGTGACTTTGTGGCAGCAAACTGCGTTGTCTTTTTGGCTTTCTTATTCTGTTTCAAAAATGCTTTTAAGTTTCCCATATGTTTTTTCTCCTCATTCTCTTAATTGGCGGCAGTCTCCCGCCGCCGTTGACTTGCTACAGGTAGGACGGCTCCTTGTAGGATTCCGGGCTGGAATAATCCGCAGCATAGAAATTGATCTCCTGCTCGACAAATCCACCCTCGGCATCAAACATTGACAGCAGCACATCTCCGTCGATCACGCAGTTGTGATAAACCTTTGTACTGCGCCCCATGCAGGTAGCCGCATCATTGTTTGTTGTCTGCAATTCAAACACCGGCAGATGACCGGTATTTTTGTACTCTGTTACGATCCGGTCAAACATCTCCGAGCATTTGTAGACCGTCATTTTTGCCTGCACGACCATTCCGGTCGGCTTCCTGCCGGAAATGATCTTTCCCAGCACCGGGATCTCCTTGGTACTGATGTTTGCCTTGCCCTCAAAATTCTTTGCGTTCAGCAGATTATATCTCTGTTCGCCAACCGTGACAAAAGCTTCCGCCTCTTTTGCAGACGGCACATCCTGTTCATTCATATAAGCGTTAAGCATCTCTTTACCTCCTACTCAATCACGACCGTCATATACAACTGTGACATTGCATTGACGATCGTCACCTTATCTTCCACATATACGCCGCGCTTCTCGCTTCCGGCGGAGACCACAACATCATCCTCCGAAAAATTCTCGATTGCTCCAAGCTGCTCTAACTGCTTATGATGCGATGCAATATCGTTCCATAAGCTGACACGACCAGATTCATTGTTCTGAACCTTGCCGTGATACTTCGTGTTGAACAGCGATGCGATATCCATCGCGATCTGATCCAGCACACGGATCGTCTGGTTGCTCTGGAAGAGTTCGTTTTTATCCTCCGTAAGTGTCACAAGAGAATTGATATCCTCTAAGACGCGCACTTCCGTTCCCACGCTGTGCAGGACGAATTCACCGGCTTTCACAGCATTCTCAAGCTGTGTCTGCGTATAGGCGGTGTCAATCTCAAGCTCCCCGTCATAGATCGCGTTGGTACAGGTTGCATTAACCCCGCACGCCGCCTCCAGACCCACAACCCACGGAATCACATCCGGGCTGTTCTTCACATTGATGACGCCCTCATAATCCGCCGCGCAGTTATACAGGACTGCCTGGAATTTCGCCCCGACCTTGTCCCTCATACGCTTTGCAAATGCGGCGTACAGTTTCGCCGTGGTAGCATCACTCACACTCGCGCCGATCGTATTCACGGTATATGATTCCAAGAGATCCAGGTATTTCTGGTGCACCTCACCATTGACCGTTCCATTCGTACCGCCTGCCAGCGGAACGCCTGCCGTTGCTTTATGCTGTTTGCTCCCTGCTGTCATGCAGGGTATGGGAATCTCTGACCTGCCGAAAGAGAAGAGGTTCCCGGCTCCTTATTGTCTTTTCGGCTGGTAATCTGCTGGTAAACAAAAGGGGTAGGGTGTGGGGAGGGGAAACACAAAAAGACTGATTTCTCATTGACCGCCAACGGATAGACTTCTCCCTTGGTGTCAAAATGCCTATCGTTCCCTGCTTTTTTCCCGTTTCCGGTATAATTCCAGTGCTTTGATAATGGTTTCTTCCATTTTCTGCTGTGTAGTTCCCGATGGAAAGTATTTTTTCAGTCGGTTCTTCGGGATTTTCCACTGCTCTACCTGATTTGGCTTCTCTTCTGACATAATCGACAGCAAAACATCTTCATTCAACCTGCCCTCTGCTGAAAATTTGCGGATTTTAATTGCCTGTGCATGACTTGGGGTACAAGCCTCCGACTCCATGGTGTCGTACAATATCTCCTGTTCCTCTTTCGGCAAATAAGACAGCTCCACCGCCGGACGCATAGAAATCTTTTTGTCATCGACCATTTCTAGGATTTCCGGGATAAGCTCCGTAAGGCGGATATATCTTTGAATCTGACTTTTACTTTCTCCTACCTGTTCTCCTAGAACTTCTACGGAATATTTTCCTAACTTCTGCCCCAGTGGGGTAGAAGTTAAATCCGTTCTCTGTCCCTGTCTCTTCATAGCATCTAGCTTCATTTTATAAGCAAATGCCTTTTCGGATGGTAAGATTTCTTCTCGCTGAAGATTGCTGTCAACCATGACAATGACTGCTTGGTCATCACTAAGATTTCTTACAATACATGGCATTGTCTCTTTTCCAGCCAGTTCACTTGCCATTTTTCTGCGATGTCAGGAAATCATTTCATACCCACCCGTCGGTTTCTCCCTGACAAGTGCAGGCACTAATACACCATGATCACGGACACTCTCAATTGTTTCCAACATCTTATCATCCATTTTTACCTTAAACGGATGATTCGGGAAATCTGTAATTTCATAAATAGAAATATCTTTTATATACTCCTGATTTTTCTGATTTCTTTCTTCCTGCGTGGTAAAAAGGTCATCGACTGAGGGAAGATTCATGTTTATTTCTCTGCTTTTCGCCACATTGAATCACCTCCCTCGTAAATTCTGCATACGCCTTTGCAACAGTTCCATTCTTGTCATACTCATAAATGCTCTGTCCTGCTGCACTGCTTTCTGCCGCTGTGATAGCCACTGGAACAACCGTTTTAAAAATTCGGATATGTTTCGCATAATTTTCTCGAAGGCTATCCTCTGTTGTTCTTACAAGTTTTGTCCGCATATCTGCAAGTGTCAGTAAGACTCCATCAATCTTCAGATTTGGATTTAGCTGCCTTTGTACCTTGCCGATTGTTTTTATTAACTGCGTCATGCCCTTTAATGGAAGATAATGAGCCTGTACTGGAACAATTACACTGTCTGCGGCAGCTAACGCATTGATGGTCAGCATTCCCAAACTAGGCATACAATCAATCAGGATATAATCATAATCTTTTTTCAGATCTGCCAGATACAGCTTTAAAGTCTGCTCTCTGCTCATGGCATTTACCAGTGAGATTTCCATTCCCGATAATTCAATGTTGGTCGGAATAATATCTACTCCCTCTTCATGATGCAAAATGCCTTCATTATACACAAATGGTTCATCTTGTAATATCTTCTTCATTTGCGTTGACAATGTAACCGCAAGATTTTCTGCATCAGTCCATCCTAATGCGGTTGTTAAATCCCCCTGCGGATCGGCATCGACCAATAATACTTTTCGCCCCTGATGTGCAAGGCCGATTCCCAGATTTAATGTCGTTGTAGTCTTGGCTGTCCCTCCCTTCTGATTTGCAAGGGCAATTACTTTACACTTGGTCATATGGTTTCCTCCTTCCTCGAAAAATTTAATAGCCAATCCGTTTTACTTGACTGGCTATGTATAAAAATGGATATTAAAAAAGCCGACTGATTTTGATATGATACCTCTAAAGTAGACAGATTAAATATAAAAATCTGTTACTTTGGAGGTATTTT